AACACGGCCGCGAGACCGGGGCGCAGCAGGTCGCGGATCTGGGTGGTATTGACCGTCATGGCTGTAATCCTTCCTCGATCTGGGCCTCAGACGCCGGACGTGCCGGTGCCGCCCTTGAACTCGTGGTTGTTGATGGTGCACAGCCAGTTGGCAAACGAACCAACCGCGTTCGTGGGATTCGGCGTGAGCGCCAGAATCTTGAGGTTCAGGCTGGCCGTCGACGCCTCGGTGGCATTGTTGACCGTCGCGCCCGAGAGGCCCGTGGTCGTGTTGCCCGTGCCGACGTAGAAATTGGCGTTGAGGTTGACATCGGCCAGCGCCAGCGGCGTGCCGGCTGCGCCCGAGCCGTTCGTCTCCTGAACGTCGACGACGATGTTGGGATCATCCACGACAAGCGCGTAGATCGGCGAACCAGTCTGCACCGTCGTGCTCGCCGGCCAGTAGGGCCAGAACTTGAACGTGCCCGTGGTGTCCGTGTACTTGACACCCATGAACACCCCGCGGATCGGAGAGCCGGCCACGCCGATGCCGATCGTGCCGTCCGAGAGCGTCGCCACGGGATCGTTCGTGAAAATGCTCGTCGCGTAGCCGGACGTGATCGGATACTGGTTGACGGTACCCGTGTAGGGCGAACCGTTCGCGTAGCGGTCGGGCTTCAGACCCCAAGGGGCATTCGTGCCATAAGCCATAGAAATCTCCCGTTGACGGACGGCAAAATGCGCGGACGCAAAAATGCGCCGCGCCGTTGCCAGCTTGAAAGAGAACCGAGTTTTGCGCCCGCAGGCGGACCCCTCGGAGGGGTCTTGCGCGCATGATGCGCGAACGGCTCTAGGCCGAGTACCGTGACGCTATGGCAAGACTATATTCTGTGTCAAGGACATTCGCAAAAAAAATGACCCCGGCGATGAGGACCGCCGGGGCCAAGTTGAACAGGGAGGAATCCGCCGCACAAAGGCGACGTAGGCAACGTATCACTTGTCGGGCAGCGCCACAACCCGCTCGATGGTGGTCTGGTTCATGCCCGGATCGTCGGCCAGTTCGACCATCGGCATGCGCTTGTCGTCGTCATGCAACTCGCCCCGCGTCCATGCCGTCGAGCGCATGGCCTGCTCGGTTTCTTCCTGCAATTCCGCACGCCGCGCCTTGTATTCGGCCTCGTTCATCTGGCACAGGATCAGGCCGCCACGACGGATGACACCGTGATCCGTGCGCTCGCGGCCCGGCAGCACCGGGGCCACAAGCTCGGGATGCCGATCGGCCGGCACCGGAGCCCATCCGCTGCGCAGACGGTTCTCCACGTTGTTGTCGTCGGGCTCGCCTAGCAGGTATTCGCGCACCCACTGGTAGACGACGCCCTTGGGGATTTTCTCCCGCGGCACATAGAGCGTACCTTGGAACGAATTGCGCGCGGTAGGCCGCGTGGCCGTATCGCGCGTCGTGCTGTTTCGGCTGGATCGAGACATGTTCAGGCTCCTTTCCGCATTCCGCGGGCATAAGCGATTTCTTTTTCCTTGGGAGTGAACGGCCTCCCATCGGGGTGTTTCAGGATGAGCGCATGCGCAACCTCGCGCTGCTCCTGGGACAAGACGATGCGGTTGGGGTTAGTGGACGCCGGCTCGGTCCGCTGCACCGTGGTCGACGCGCCGCGCACGGGCGCCACTTGCGAGCCACGGCGCGCTGGCTGCTGGCCGTTGCCGTTTTCCGCCTGGCGGTCTTGCTGGCCACCGTCTCCTTCTTCGTCGCCGAACCGATCCGGAAAGGCCTGCCGGATATGCTGGTCGATCAACTCGAAATAGTCCGCACTCCCGATCGCCGCCTTGTTTCCGACGCGCACAAGGCGATTTTCCAGATACGTGGCAAAGTCTCGCGCCTCTCCCGCCATGACCGGATCATAGTCGGCGGTCCCTTCCTCAAACCACGGATTCTCGGAAACCCAGCGCTTTGCTTCGCCCTTGTACTCGACCTTCTGCGGCTGCGCGGCCTGCCGCGTTTCCGTCTTTGGCTTCGGCTCGGCTCCGTCGCCCTCGGTTGCCGGCGCAGCACCGTCCAACTTGTTGGATTCCAGCCAGCCATTTGCTTGTCCCAGATTGACCTGTGTCTCGGTCATCTTGGCTTGGATCTCGGCCTCCTTGTCCGTGTCTGCGCGGTCCTTGGCGTCCTTCAACTCCCGCGTGAACGACGCCAAATCAGCCTTCAGCTTGTCGCGCCAATGCGACACGGCGGCATGGTCGGAGCGCTTCTTCTCCTGCTCGAGACGGGCGCTCTTGGCCCGCTCCTCTTCAAGTTCGGTTCGATAATCGTCGGCGGTCCGCTCGGTCTCCCGCAGGCGCCCGGTCAGTTCGTTGATGCGGCCATCGCGCGTCTTGCGAAACGGCTTCTTCGCGGGCTTCTGTTTCTGGCCCACATCATCGGAAAGATTGCGGTTTTCCTCACCGCCCTCTCCTTCGCCGGCATCGTCTTCGGCATCCTGACGTGCAGCAACCTTGTCGGTGACGACGACGCCACCCTCGTTTCCTTCTTCGCCTGTATCGACTTCGACATCGCCCTTCGGCGCCACCGTGAGGGTGTCGATTTCGCCAACGGCCGTCTTGGTCGTCGACATGCTGACGATGCTCTCGCCGCGGTCGGCTTCGGATTGCTGGGACTGCTTGGCCATCTGCATCTCCCTAGAACTTGTCGATCGTGTGGCCGGCCTGCACGTCGCGCGGATCGCCCACGACCTGCTGCACGGCGTCATCGTTGATGTTCATCATCGCCACGCCCCGCCACATGAACACCTGCGACTCGTAGCGCGGGAAGATGACCCAATCGCCGACCTTGCACCACGGACCCTCGGGGTACTTGTCCGAGCCATCCGGATTCTTGCCCTTGTAGGCACCAGGGCCGACGCCGACAACGAGGCCCACGCAGTTCGTCCACTTGTCCGAATCGCGCGACTGGTGCGGAAGGTACAGCGTCTTCTTGCCCTCTGGCGTGTCGATCGTCTTCAGTTCCTCCGGCCGGATGTAGATCTTGACGGCCAGCTTGTAACCGCACGGACGCGGCAGTTCGGCATGGCCTGTCAGTTCCTTGAATTGTTCCGTCACCACCTTGATGGCTTCGGCTTCCTCGTGTTCTTCGATCAGGCTTGTCGCGCTTTTCATTCGTAAACTCCTGTTTCCTTTTCTTCCAGTTCCGGCTTGACGCCCGTCAGTTCGTTGTAAATGTCGGTGACACGAGCCTCGGCCAGATTGAGGCCGTCGACCTTTGCCGCCAGCATCGTGTGCATCTCGCCCAACTGCTGCATCGACGAACATTTCAATTGCACGAGCGAGGATAAAAGAGAGGCGCGTTCGTCCTTCAACGCCTTCAGTATCCGGTCGCGGAAATCGTCAAGCATGGCTCACGCTCCCATCCGGCGCTTGGCTCGTTCCTCGGCATTGCGGACGACAATCAAGGATTCCGCGCGCGTCAAACCACGCCCAGCACACATGTGCGAACAGACGTTCCAGACTTCCTTGTGTTCGCCGACCCGATACATGACCATGATCGTCGGCATCAACGCCTCCTCCGTCATGGCCATGCGCAGCGTGTACGCAATCTCGGGCTTTTCCTTCTTCAGAAGCAGCACGTATCACCGCTTCTTCGGCACGCCGCCCATCTTGCGCGCCATCTTCGGCTTTGCCTTCATCATCTTCTTCGCCATGTCTCGCTCCTCAGTAAACCGGATTGCCGCCCTTGGGCATCTTGCCGACCTTCTGGCCGTGGCCCTGCCGCACCTTGGCGGCGCCGCCCATGGCCATTTTCACCTTGCCGCCTTTTGCAAATAGCTTCGTCTTCGGCTCGCCCTTGTGCAGATGGCCCTCGTGCTTGTGCACCGCCTTGGCGATCATGCGCTTGTCCTGCGCCATGTCCTTGCGCATCTCGGCCCGCTCCATGCCGCGACTTTCCGCCACACGCGCATTGGCCTTCTTGCGCTCCATGCCGCGGCTCTCGGCCATGCGCGCCGCCACCTTGCCGCCCTTCTTGTAGGCCGGCATGCGCTCCGTCGTCATGGGACCGGGCCGCTGATAGCGATCCGGCGCGGCCTTGCTGATGGGGCTCGGCGCGGGCATCGGACGCTTCGACGTCTGCCGCACCGTTTCCTTCGCGGGCGCAACGGCCGCCATCTCGTGACCAAGGTTCGAGCGGCCGGTCGCCATGTCCGGCATCATCGCACGGGCCTTGGCGCGCTGGGTATCGAGACGGTCCTTCATGGTGTTCTCCCCTCAAGGATATCAAGTGCCTCTGGCCGCGCCGCTTCCCGGTTGTCCGCAACCGATGCAAACGCGCGAATTCGTTCTGTCCGTTCCTTCGACGCCATCTGAGCAAGCGCCACGTCGCGCTTGACGTCGGTCTTGTAGCGCTCGGTCGACGACCGGATCATGGCTTCCTGAATCTTGCCCTGCGTCTCGGCCGCGCGCGATTGCAACTCGGCCTGCAGCGCCATCATCGCCGGATCGCTCGGCGTACCTGGCGCGCCGGACATGGATTTGAGAATCTGCGCTGCCTTTGCCGTCAGTTCCGCAATCTGGTTCTCGATCGGCGGCGGCAGACGCACGCCCGGCGGCGGCAGCGGAATTCCAAGGATCTGCTCGATTTTCTTCCGGAACGCCTGCGCCATATGTTCGCTGATGTGCGCAGCCATCGACGGGTCGTTCGCAAGCGCAGAATGGACTTGAATATGCGCCTCGTCATCCTGCCACGGCCCCACGGCAACTGGCTTGCCCGTCATGACGGCCATGTTCTCGGACACGGGGTCCATCGGCATCGCCTGCTGCGGCGGCGGCAGAAGACGGTCTATTGCCTCCGGATCCACGTTCATCGCCGTGTAGACCTGATGGTACGCCTCGCGCAGATCGTGAATCTGCGGCGCCTGCATGGCCAAGCGCAGCCGGGCCTCCGCCTTGACGAGACGCTGCGTGGCCGAACCATAGGACGGATCCGAAACAGGGAAGACATCGCCGCTGTTGACGAAATCGGCCTTGACGACCTGCGACATGCCGCCTTGAACGGGGAACGGATATGGTTGGTTCGCCGGCAGGAACTCGCCAAACAGTTCCGAAAACAGGCGCAATTCCATGCGCATGGAACGATGCAGCCGGCGGATGATGCCGGACTCGACGCGCGTGGCCTGCTCAAGAAGCGCCATTGTCGTTCCGACCGGCGCATCCTGCCGCCCGTCACCTACGGCAATCTCCGTGGTGTTGGCCGTGCGGCGCGCGTCCGCCACCACCTGCGTGCGCAGCTCACGCAATTGCTGCGACGGCTCCTTGTAGGGCAGCGGCTTGATGGCCTGTTCCAGCGGCATGCCGCCGGTATCCACCTCGGCAAATTCCGTCGGGCCGATGCGGATATTATTCTTCGTCATCCGCACGCCCTTGGCGCGCAGGCCCCCGGGGAACGACGCGAGCGTGCCGGCGTCGATCAACTGCCGCAGGATGGTGTAGGCCGTCTTCGTTGACTGGCCAAGCAGATGCACAAGGCCAAATCCGTAAAAGCCCAATCCCGGCAGGAACTTGTAATGGACGAAGTAATTGCGCTTGCGGAACTTCGGGTCGCCCTCGCGCCAGTTCCGATAGATGGCCAGAATCTTCTGGCTGTCCTTCTCGACCGTCACCTTATACGGCAGCGGAATACCGGAAACGGCACCGTCCATCATGTGCGCAAATGTCGGGATGTCCAGATCGACGTGACTCTCGTAGAGCCGCACGCGGTCATCATCGTCGGGAATGATCGGCGTCTTGCCCTCGACGCGATCCACTGCGATGGTGACCGAGGACTGCTGCGCCGTCGCCGTCTCGTCCGGCCGCGGCAGTTCAATATCTGCATAGATGCCAGCTTTCTGCATCGCCTTGACGTCGCGCTGGTACATGTCGATCGCGTGCGTCACCCGCGGGCATGTCGGTAGGTGCGTCGTGTTGTAAGCGACGATCAGATCATTTGGCGTCAGGAACGGCGCGACCGGCCGCCCAAGCAGCGGATCCTGATAGACCTTCTTGAAGGTGCTGCCGATAAGCCCCTGCCAGAAAAGCATCTGGTCGTAATCGGGGTAATATTCCGGCGCTTCCTCGGTCAGATAGTAATTGAGAAACTGCTGCTTGCGGCTTGCTTTGGCTTCCCGTTCTTGGTCCGTCACGCCAGCGATGGCGACCTTGGCGGGACCCTGCGCAGGCAACATTTCGGAGCTGGCATTAGCCTGATACCGAACCAGCGCATCCATAAGAAGCGGGTCCGTGACGGCCGCCGCACCTTTGAACGGAAAGTCTTTTTCCTCAATCTTGGCGCCCAGCAATTCAATGCCCTTGGCCGCCTGATCGCGCCATTCGTTGGCGCTTTCCCAATCGTCCTGAATCTGCTCGACGAGTTTGCCGGCGATTGTCTGCGCCTCGTTCGGCGACATCGTTTCAAGCAGATTGGCGTCGTGCGCAGGCGGGGCACCCCGCGTCACCATCGCCGCGACCGGCGCAAAATCAATGACGCTGCCGCCGTCCGGCCCTTCCTCGACGGCCACGCCGTCCACCATGTCGGGACCGCCGACAGGAATTTCCACCGACGTGCTGCCCATAGGTTCCGCGCCAACGGCTGCGCGCCCTTGGTCAAAGACCAATGGATCTCCGGGCGCTGCTGCGGCTCGGCGTTGACGAGGCGGCATTCCTGATTTGCCTTTGGGCTGTGCAACTGACAACGCAACCTAACACAATAGGTTGGGGCCATGCAACACGCGCTGTCAATACAACGGCGCTTCCTCGGCGGGGGCCATGTCTGCGGGTTCCCCCGCATCGTCCGGATGCGCAATCCAGCCGGAATATTGCAGCCGCAAAAGCGCCTGCGTGAGCGTGTCCACCACGTCTCGGCTTTCCGCATTTGGAAACAACAGACATTGCTCAAGCAGCAGCTTGGCGGCGGAATTGAATTCGCCATTGGGCCGCACCGGCAACCAGACACGGCCAGCCTCGACGAGATGTGTGATAAGCCGCACGCGCTGCATCTTGTCGCCGAACTTGTCCGGCGTGAACCGCGTAAACGTCTCGCCCGTGCGATTCAATTCCTGCACGACCGTGATGCCGGATGCCTTTGCCTCGACCAGATTCATATCCGGCTTGTAGCGCTTGTCCTTGTCCGGCACCGCGCCGATCGTGTCGCACCGGTAGTCCTTGGCCATCTGGTGCATGAGCCGGCGCATCTCCGGATATTCCCAATGGCCGCGGAAGCAGTTGAGCAGCAGCACGTTTGGCACGCGGCCAAGCGCATCAGCATCACCCGGCGTCACGCCCTGCATCCACTCCCGCTCATCCGAATAGTGCCGGAAGAAAATGCCCCAGACGGTGCAGGCCGAGTACGCCGCTTTCTCTTTCTCCGACAGCGCCGTGTCCCAACTCGTCATCACCCATTCCAGTTTCGGCGTGTTGGGACTTGTCCACTTGCGGAACCAGTCGCGCTTGAACATGCCGCCCGCTTCGGGAGCGGGTCTCTGCTGGAGCTGCCCGGCAATCAGGTAGCTTGTCGCAAGGCCGCGCTTGAGCGTTTGCAGTTCCTTTGGCCCGACGCGCTCGGGGAACAATAGCTCACCCTCGGAGACACGCGGATCGTGCCACTTCTTTCCACCCGTACTCGGAAGCGCAACCGTCACACATCGGCGCCTGACCTCAAATTCCATCGGCAGAATGAGCGGCACCCAATCTCCCGCTTCGTTCTTCAAGATATGGCCGGTGATATCGGACTCATGGACACGCTGCTGGATCGTTACCTTGCGCCCCGTCTTGAAATCATTGACGCGGGTCGGCATCGTTCCCTGCCACCAATCCAGCGCCGCCTTGAGCATGG